GTCATGGAAATTCCATATGACCCGTGGCAGGCCACCCAGTTAGCCCAGCGTCTGCAGGAAGCAGGTGCCAATCCGGTTGAAATCCGCAATACCGTGCAGAACTTCTCACCGGCCATGAAGGAACTGGAGGCGGCGGTTATGTCCGGCCGGTTCCACCATAACAAGTCGCCGGTGTTGACCTGGATGGTCTCCAATGTGGTGGCGAAAGAGGACGCGAAGGAGAACATCTACCCTCGCAAAGAGCGATCCGAGAACAAGATCGACGGGGCGGTTGCGCTGATTATGGCCATCGCGCGCTCGATGGTGGTTGAAGATCGAGAGACGTCCCCCTGGGAGGACGAAAACTTCACTGTGGCAAGGTAACTATGGCTTTCTGGAACCGCAAGAAAACAGCGAAGAAGGTAGAAACCGAGCAGCGGGCATCACTCCAGGACCCTGATATTCCGATTTCCGACCGAGCAATTCTTGATCTATTCGGCATGAACGGCCTGGCTGCCTCTGGCGTCGACGTCACCATCGAGAAGGCGCTCGGTATTCCGGCGATATGGGCGGCAGTGAATTTCATCAGCGGTACGATCGCGGGTCTGCCACTGCACGTGTATCGCAAGACAGAGGCCGGCCGGGAGCGGGTCGATGCGGGGCTGGGCAACATTCTGCACAGCGCCGTGAACTCAGAGATGAGTTCTTTCGAGTGGAGGAAATACAGCTTCGAGCGCGTCATGACAGGCGGTCGATCAGTAACATTCATCGAGCGCAATGCGGCCAGGCGGATCATCAACCTGTGGCCGCTGATTCCCGAGCACGTCACTGTGCGCAGGAAAAACGGTCGAAAGGTGTACGTATACCGGGAGGGCGGAACCGTTCAGCCCGTCACCTACGACGCGAGCGAGATCCTGGATATCCCGTTCATGCTGTGCGCAGATATGCTTTCTGCATACAGCCCGATACTGAGCAACAGAGACACTGTAGGGCTCGGCATCGCGGCGACCAATTACGGTAGCCGGCTGTTCAACCACGGCGGCGTGCCGCCTTTCGCCATCACGGGCCCGTTCCAGTCCGCCGCCGGCATGCAGCGTGCTAGCGATGATCTGCAGGATGCGGTGAAGAAAGCGGCCCAGGAGAACAAGTTGGCTCTGTCGCTGCCCGCCGGTCACGAAATCAAACAGATAGGCGTCGATCCTGAAAAGGCCCAGCTTGTCGAGCTGAAGAAGTTCTTGATTGAGGAGTACGCGCGCATCTACTCCCTGCCGCCGACGTTCCTGCAGGATCTGAGCAGGGCCACCTTCAGCAACACGGAGCAACAGGACCTGCACCTGGTGAAACACACCATCAAGCGATGGGTGGAGCAGGCCGAGCAGGAAATGAACCTCAAGTTCTTCGGCAAGAACAATACGACGCGATACGTGGAGTTCAATCTCGACGGGCTGTTGCGCGGCGACTTCAAAACCCGAATGGACGGCTACTCGACCGGCATTCAGAACGCGATCATGACGCCGAACGAAGCGCGCCGACAAGAGAATCGACCTGACGACCCGCTCGGCAACCGGCTGATGATACAGGGCGCTACAGTCCCACTCGGCGAGCAGCCAAACCAACAGCCGGAAGTACCGGCAGGAGATCCAGACGATGAATCATGAAATCCGGGCCGGATCACCGGTCGAGATCCGCGCAGCCGAGGACGGCACGATCAAGGTGTCTGGGTACGCGGCCGTGTTCAATCAAGAGGCTGATATCGGCGGGTACTTCCGGGAAGTCTTCGAGCCTGGTGCGTTTCGGGAAGCCATTGGACGTGATGACGTGGTTTTTCTCATCAACCACGAGGGGCTGCCCATGGCGCGCACGCGCTCGGGGACGCTGACCTTGCGGGAAGATTCCCGTGGCCTTTTCATGGAAAGTGAGCTGGATCAGGATGACCCGGATGTACGCTCCATCGTGCCGAAGATGAAGCGCGGGGACCTGGACAAGATGAGCATCGCATTCCGGGCCGATGTGCAAGAGTGGGATGAAAGCGAGGACGTTCCCAAGCGGGCGATCAAGCGGGCATCACTGGGTGATGTCTCAATCGTCACCAATCCCGCCTACGACGGCACAGAGATAGGTCTTCGTAGCCTCCAGGATCACCAGGAAGCGCGAAAAGACTCAGAGCGAGTCAGTGTGCAGACGCGCGCACGGCTGGCCATGAAAAGACGCTTTGCGTCTCATGTTGGGTAGCGGTTCCCGCTTCTAACAGCCCAAACCCAGCGCCTGGGCAGCGCACCGCAAGAGGAAGTCGTTATGACTTTGCAAGAGATCAAGAATCAGCGGGAGCGCATGGCAGAGCTTGCCACTGAGGCCCGCACGCAGCTGGATAGCATCACCGACAAGACCGCCGAATCGGAAGCCATGGAAATCGAGGATCGATTCGACACGATAATGGCTGAACACGACAGCATCGGTAAGCGAGTTGATCGAGAGCAGGCGGTTCTGGATGCCGAGGAGCGAGCCAATGAAGGCGACTCGCGCCGGCCGAACCATGATGGCGAGGCACGCGCCCAGGCAGCGGAGCGTCAGTCGACGCCGGAATACAAGGAGGTTTTTGCCAAATCGGTACGCTTCGGTGCTGCCTCCCTAGAGGCGGAAGAGCGCATGGTTTTGATGGAAGGCCGGGCCAATCTTCCTCCTGAATCGCGCGCGCAATCTGCTGGTACAGAAGCCTCGGGCGGCTATACAGTCCCTGAATCCTTCAGCGGTGAGATTGACCGGGCTCTGGCGCTGTGGGGCCCGATGTGGGACGGAGGGATCGTGCGCGAGTTGAACACGAGCATGGGCAACCCTCTGCCGTGGCCTACCGTTGATGATACCGGCAATACCGGCCGCCTCAAGGCCGAGAATGGCGGCGTCGATGACGATGGCACCGATGATGTCGTGTTCGGAGAAAAGACGCTGAACGCGTACATCTACGACACCGGCATGGTCCGCATCCCTATTGAACTGCTGCAGGACTCAGCTTTCGACATCGAGAGCCTGATGAATGATTTGTTCGGCGAGCGCCTTGGCCGGAAGGCGAACCAGTTGCTGACTACCGGTTCCGGAACCAGTCAGCCACACGGCATCGTCACCGCCTCATCAGAGGGTAAGCAAGCGGCCTCCACTGGTGCCATCGCGGCTGATGAGCTGATCGACCTGCTGCACTCTGTAGACCCTGCTTATCGGGGGTCTCCGCGCACTCGCTGGATGTTCAACGACGCCACGCTGGCGACGATCCGAAAGCTCAAGGACGGTCAGGGCAACTACCTGTGGCAGATGGGCGATGTGCGTAACGGTGAGCCAGCGATGCTGCTCGGACATCAGTACGAGGTCAACCAAGCGATGGCCGACATTGGAACCAGTGCCAAGCCGGTGCTGTTCGGTGACTTCAATCGGTTCATCGTTCGCAAGGTGATGGGTTTCCAGGTAATGACGCTGCGCGAGCGCTTTGCCGAGAATTTCCAGGTGGGCATGGTCGGTTTCAAGCGGTTCGATTCCGAGCTGCTGAACACTGGCGCCGTAAAGCACCTGGCGAACGCTGCAGCATAAGCGGCAGAAGTTCAATTCACTGAGGGGCCCTGCGGGGCCCCGCTTTCTGAAGGTATCCGGACATGAAATTGAAACTATTGGTTGGCCGTGGCGGGCCAGGCGTAAACGATAATGCTGGCGACGAGATCGATGTCAGCGACGCAGAAGGCGCGCGCATGATTGAGGCCGGCCATGCCGTGCCTGTCCGAGGCGCAAAGGCAGAAAACACTACGAAGAAAACCCCAGCTGCCGAGAAAGCGAGCAAGGATTAAACCATGGCCCGTCAGATTCTGAAGCGAACGCAGGGGCCTGACTCCTTGCCAGTGACGATCTCTGACATCAAGGCTGACCTGCGTGTCCAGGATACGGCGGAGGACGATCTGCTAAATTCCCTGATCGCTGCGGCCACCGATTTTCTGGATGTGCCGAATGGCGCCATTGGCAAGGCCCTGGTAAAGCAGGCCTGGACGCTTTCGGTTCGACGGGCTGGGTGCTACGGGCGCATTGACCTGCCGGTGACTCCGGTGCTGGAGATATCGGGGATTGAATATTACGACACTGATAACGCTTTGCAAACGCTGGATGCAGCAGATTTCTACCTGGTGGGCGCAGAAGACTGGGCCTACATTGAGCCGCGTCCCGGTGTCGTTTGGCCGGGTGTATACGACCGCGCCGACGCGATCACCGTGACGTTCAATGCCGGATTCGGCGAAAACTACGCTGATGTACCCGAAACGATCAGGCAGGCTATCAGAATGCTGGTTGCCCACTGGTACGAGAACCGGACAGCCGTTGTCGTCGGTGTGAGCACAGCAGAGCTACCGATGGCAGTGCAGGCGCTGATCAATATGAATCGTAAAGGGTGGGTAGCCTGATGTACCGCCCGGGCGAACTGGATCAGCTCATCGACTTGCTCAGCAACGAGAGCAGCGACGATGGCATGGGCGGCGGTGAGGCCGACTGGCAGCCCTACTCGACAGATTTGTGGGCAAAGGCGAGGCCGCTCTCCGGCCGGGAGCTGGAGCGCTATGACCAGCTGACAGCCACCGCCATGGTGGTTTTCGTGATTCGCTACCGCGATGACATTAAGCCACGGCACGTCATCCGTTGGATGGGAGAGCTGTACAATATCAGATACGTGCCGCCGGTGTCAGGCCGCGCTATGTATATCGCGATCGAGGCAGAACGAGGCGTAGCTGTATGACCAAGGGCTTCAGTATCGTCGGCGTGGAGGATGTGGACCGGATACTGAACGAGGTCACGCCCCGTCATGCCAGGAACCTACATCGCTCCACCGTCCACGCCATTGCGGGCGAGATCGCCAAGCGCGCGAAGAAGAATGCAACCCCTCATAAACAGTCCGGCACCCTGAAGAGGGCCATAAAGACCAAGCGCCGGCGCGGGCGGCCAGACAAGCCACAAAGCGACGTGGTGGTGAACCGTGACGCGTTCTATTGGCGGTACCTGGAGTACGGCACCCAGGACGCTGGAGAGCATCCGTTCTTCCGCCCGGCCGCAATGGACGTGCAGTCCAATCTTCAACAGATCATGGTCCAGCAGTTCGGCAAGAAGCTGGAAGCAGCGCTGCGCCGTGAGCGGCGCAAGAAAGAGAGGGCCGGGCGGTGAGCTTCGAGATAGCTGTACAAAGCGCTGTATACACTGCGCTGACCGGCCACGCCCCCCTGGTTGCCCTGGTAACCGGCATCCGCGACGCGGTGGAGCAGGATACCGCGTACCCGTACGTGACCATCGGAGAAGACGCACACGTTGAGGACGACACCGACGATCGCGGTGCCAGGGATTGCACGATCACGATCCACGTCTGGTCGCGCTACAGGGGCCGGAAAGATACGAAACAGATACAGGGCGAGATCTACAACGCCCTGCACCGTGCGAACCTTTCGCACTCCGGATATGTGTTCACCGACAGTCACTTTCTATCATCAGATTCATTCATGGACTCGGACGGCCGTACAAGGCACGGGGTCCAGACGTTCCGGATACTGATCCGGTCGATATAGGCCTATCAGTTAGCCCGCAGGCCCGCCATCGAGCGGGCTTTTTAATGCCTGAAGTTAACCACGACACGAGAGGACATTAC